GCATTACAAGCTTGGGGATTTAGTAACAAAGAAGAAGCAAGAGCATTTGCTAACAAAAACAAAAAGGGATAGTTATGGTAGATATGATGAGATTAAAAGCTGAAGATGTTTTAAAAAGACATGAGAAAGCTTTAATTAAGAAAGAAGACTTTAGAAACTTATACGAAGAATGTTATGAGTTTGCTCTACCACAACGTAACTTATATGATGGCCATTACGATGGTAAAGTGGGTGGCACGAAGAAGATGAATCGTGTGTTTGATTCTACAGCCATCAACTCGACACAACGATTTGCTAACCGTATGCAGTCAGGCATCTTCCCTCCACAACGTAAATGGTGTCGATTAGAACCAGGGTCAGACATTCCAATGGATCGTCAAGCAGAAGCTCAGGCCGCATTGGATATTTATAATGAGAAACTATTTGACACACTAAAACAATCTAATTTTGATGTAGCTATTGGTGAGTTCTTACTGGACTTGTCTGTTGGTACAGCTGTTATGATGATACAGCCAGGTGATGATTTAAGTGCTATTAATTTTATTCCTGTCCCACAATACTTAGTTTCTTTTGAAGAAGGTGCTAATGGTCAGATTGATAACGTATACAGACGTATGCGTATGAAAGGTGAATCAATCCAAAGACAATGGATGGATGCAAACATTCCAGAAGAGATACAAAGAAAGATTGATCAAAAACCAACAGATGATGTAGAGTTAGTGGAAGCAACCGTATTTGATCAGAAGCGTGGTGATTATTGTTACCATGTGATTCATAAAGAATCTAAAACAGAATTAGTTTATAGACGTATGAACTACAGTCCTTGGATCGTATCACGTTATGCTAAAGTAGCTGGTGAGATCTATGGTCGTGGTCCATTAATCACAGCATTACCTGATATTAAAACACTCAATAAAACATTAGAGTTAGTACTAAAGAATGCATCGTTAGCCATTGCTGGTGTTTATACAGCAGCTGATGATGGTGTGTTAAATCCTAATACGATTAAGATTGTTCCTGGAGCGATTATTCCTGTAGCACGTAACGGTGGTCCACAAGGTGAATCACTCAGACCATTACCACGTGCGGGTGACTTCAATGTCTCTAACATTGTGATGAATGATCTACGTATGAATATCAAACGTATTCTTCTTGATGAATCATTACCACCAGACAATATGTCAGCTCGATCAGCAACAGAAGTGGTTGAGCGTATGAAAGAATTATCACAGAATTTAGGTTCTGCCTTTGGTCGATTGATTAATGAAACCATGATCCCATTAGTATCCAAAATACTGCAAGTGATGGATGAGCGTGGTATCATTGCATTACCATTAAAAGTAAATGGTTTAGAGATTAAGATTGCACCAGTAGCTCCATTAGCTATGGCTCAGAATATGGATGATGTGCAGAACATTTTACAATATGCACAAATTGCACAAGGTGCTGGTCCAGAAGGTGCAATGACCATTAAGATTGATGAGATGATGGATTACATTGCTGAGAAGTTAGGCGTACCACAACGATTACGACCAACACCCACTGAGCGTGCAGTCATGAAAGAACAGGCAGCACAAATGGCACAGATGGCACAGCAACAAGAAATGGCCATGATGCAACAACCACAGGAGTAGTAAATGGGTAAAATTCAATTAAATGAATCTTATTTTAGAAATGAAGGCAAAAGACCATTAATAGACGAATACCATACTATGGTTCCAAAATCTATGAGTGGATTTTTAGGTGCTGTTAAGTCTAACACAGGTAGAACCATGACAGAGTTTTCTGTTGATATTGAGGTAAAACAGCCTGATGGTTCGGTTAAACAAATGCGTGTACCTTCTTTAGTGCCTGGACTGACACAAGACGATATAAATTTACTAGCCAAAGATGAAGAGTTAATGGATAGTCCAGAAAATGTGCGTATGGCTTTTAGAGAAAGAAATAAAGGTAAGTTTGCTAAAATTTTTAATCTTGCATCAAAACATGCTGAAAAAAGATTACAACAAGGTAAAAGTGTTTTTTATCAAGACGATGAACCTACATCTAAAGTTATAAAGAATAATAATAAACGGCCATTGTTGAACAAATATAATACAGGAGAATAATTTGGCTGGATGGGAAGATTTAGAACAAGCATTGCCTTTAGAAAAAGGTGATGGTTTACAAAAACGAGACGAATTAGATCGTCTGTGTTTACGTGTCCTAGGGGGTGAGGACGGGGAGAAGTTAATAAAATGGCTGCGTGAAGCAGTCGTTGAGCAACCTGTTGCCTTGCCAGGTAGCGATCCAAGCTACGCATTTTACCGTGAAGGACAAAATTCAATAGTGAAGGACTTAGAAGCAAGGCTAATTAGAGCAAGGAAAATGTAATGGAAGAAACACTCGAGCCTAGTGTGGAGCAAGAAAGCACTGGCCTACTCGATGGAGCAACTCCAGAAGTCGAAGAAGCTAATGCTGAGAATCCACAAGAAGTAGAAATAGATCATCGTGATCCTGAAGAATTAAAAGCAAAAGAAGAATTTGCAACTGATTCTGAAGATGATGATGAACCACTAGAACGTCCCGATTGGTGGCCTGAAAATTTTTGGAAAGCAGATGAAGATGCTCCAGACCTAGAAGGCATTGCTAAATCATGGATGGATTTACGTAAACAAATCTCTCAAGGTAAACATAAAGCACCCGCAGATGGTAACTATGATTTATCTGCATTTGGTCCTACCCCAGAAGATGATCCATTACGCAACCATGTTGTGACCTGGGCATCTAAATATGGTGTAAGCCAAGCCGCATTAGATGATCTTGTTGGTGAAGTTGTAGAAAGAAACATGTTGAGTGCAGAAGCTCAACAAGTTAACTTAGAGCAAGAACGTAAATCTTTAGGCCCTAACGCTGATGCTAGAATTAATGGCATTGTAAAATGGGCATCTGGTTTAGTTCAAAAAGGTGTTTGGGGTGAAGACGACTTTGAAGAATTTAAAGTCATGGGCGGTACTGCAAAAGGTATTGCTGCATTAGAAAAGCTTCGAGCATCCTATGAAGGTCGCGTTCCTATTGAAACAACCCCAGTAGAAGGCGCACCATCCAAAGATGAGTTATATCAAATGGTAGCAGATCCTAGATATCAATCTGATCCATCCTACCGTCAAAAAGTCGAAAGAGCATTTGCTCAAAATTTTGGCTAAAATCGCTTGACAATAGGCTTTGTTCCCCTGTAAAATCGGGAATGAGGCCTATTACATATTCATGTAACCCTTAAACGCAAGTAGTCTTGTCGACTGGCTATCGTTAATAGCAAGCACGGCCCAGACATCTCTGGCACACCACAGCGATTAATTTATTTTATTAATTACTAAGGAGTCAATAATGGCTATTGGATTATCTAATGCTTTTGTTACCCTATTTGATGCCGAAGTTAAACAGGCTTACCAAGCGAAAGCTGAATTGGTTGGTGCAGTTAGACAAAGACGCGGTGTTGAGGGTTCAACAGCAAAATTCCCTAAAGTGGGTAAAGGCGTAGCTACTTTAAGAATTCCACAAACAGACGTAACACCATTGAATGTGGATTTTTCTCAAGTAACAGCTACAATGGAAGATTGGAATGCAGCAGAATATTCTGACATCTTCATGCAACAAAAAGTTAACTTTGACGAAAGACAAGAATTAGTGCAAGTTGTGGCTAATGCGATCGGTCGTCGTCAAGATCAACTTATTCTTGATGCATTAAATACATCTGGAACATCATTAAGCGTTGCTACAAGCATTGGTGGTGCAGATACAAACTTAAACGTAGCAAAATTACGTGAAGCTAAAAAACTATTAGACAAAGGTAACGTTCCTCCACAGGATCGTCACATTGTATTACACGCTAATAACTTAGCATCACTTCTTTCAGAAAACTCAGTTACATCTTCTGACTTCAACACTATCAAAGCTTTAGTACAAGGCGAAATCAATACATTCTTAGGTTTCACATTCCATGTACTTGGTGATCGTGCTGAAGGTGGTTTACCAGTTGCAGCGGGTGATGTACGTTCAGTATGGGCATTCCATAAAGATGCTCTTGGTTATGCTGAAGGTATGGGTCCTAAAACTGAAATCAACTATGTACCAGAAAAAACATCGTTCCTTGTGAACTCAATGTTCTCAGCTGGCGCAGTTGCAATCGACGCAGAAGGTATTGTTAAAATACTTGCTGATGAAACTTAATATTAGGAGATAAAACATGGCTTACAATAAAGACAATCTACAACCAATAGGTGGTCAGTCTAAAGCTGGTAATGCTCCTCAAATGTGGAGCTATACAGCACCTGGTACTGATACACTTGCTGATATTAATACAGAAGCTTACTTCAATGACGCACACAGCGTATTAAAAGTGGGCGACTTAATTTACTTATGGGACGCTTCTGTTCCTACAGCATCTTTAGTCGTTGTACTTTCTAATGCTTCTGGCGTAGTTGACGTATCTGACGGTACAGCACTATCAGTTGCAGACGCTGACTAAGTTGTTTAATGCAGATTGGGTAGGTACTTCGGTGCCTACCTATTTGCACATTTAAAGGATATAAAATGGCTACAGGTGATACCGATATTAGAATATGCTCAGATGCACTTTTGATGCTTGGAGCTAATCCTATTTCTTCATTTACAGAAGGCACAGATGAATCTAACATTTGTGATCGACTTTATCCTGATATTAAAATTAGAACACTGACCATGTATGATTGGTCATTTTCGTTTAAGAAAACACAATTAGCAAGATTGGTGACTACACCAACTAACGAATACAAATACGAATACCAATTACCCTCTGACATTATTGGCAGACCGAATGCTGTCTATGACTCTAGTGATGTAGGCGCACCGCCACGTAGAGAGTATCGTTTAATGGGTGACAAATTATTAACAGATTACGAAAAAGTTTATATTGATTATCAATACAATGTACCTGAGTATTCATTACCACATTACTTTGTACAATTGCTTAAATATGAAATGGCTTGGCATTTAGCTATGCCGATCACTGACCAAGCAGAAAAATCAGAATATTGGAGAATAGTTGCAGAAGGTACTCCAGGCGAGAATGGTCGTGGTGGATACATGAGGCAAGCGATGAATATAGATTCTCAAGGCAATCCTACAAACGCAATACAAGATTTCTCATTAATTAATGTGAGGTATTAATGGCTAGGTTTGTTGATATTCAAACAAACTTTACCAGTGGAGAGCTAGATCCATTAGTACGCTCTCGCATTGATTTAGATGCATATAAGAATGGTTTAGAAACAGCTCGTAATGTGATCTGTCAACCACAAGGTGGTGTGCATCGTCGCCCAGGTACAAAATTCCTTACTGAGTTAGGCGGTAGTCCAGAAAATGGTGTACGTCTTGTACATTTTGAATTCTCCGTTAGCGACAGTTATATGTTGGCTTTTACCAACAATCGGATGTACATCTTTAAGGATAAAGTATTACAAACAAATATCAATGGTTCAGGCAACAATTATTTAACAACAACGATTGCTAGTGCTAGACTAAATGCAATGTGTTTTACACAATCAGCCGATACATTGATTGTTGTTGAAGAAGACATGGAGCCAAAAGTTATTACGCGTACCAGTGATACCAGTTGGTCTATTGCAAACATTTCATTTGATTCTATTCCACAACATGCATTTACTTTAACTACAAGTAACCCAGCTGCAACATTAACTCCATCTGATGTATCTGGTAAAGTTACATTGACTGCTTCAGCTGGTGTATTTAGTGCCTCTCATGTTGGTCAATACATCAATGCAGATCCACAAGGTCGTGCAAGAATTGTTAAATATAATAGTTCTACTTCTGTTAACGTAGTGACTGAATTTCCATTCTTTGATACCACTGCTATTGCATCAGGATCATGGGAACTCGAAACTGGATATGAAGATGTATGGTCTGCATCAAAAGGATGGCCACGCACTGTTACATTCCATCAAGGTCGATTATTCTTTGGTGGATCTAAATCAAGACCATCTACAATCTGGGGATCTAAAGTAGGATTGTTTTATGACTTTGAGCCTGTAGAGGGATTAGATGATGATGCTGTTGAAGCCACTCTTGATACTAATACTTTTAATGCTATTGTTGATATGATTAGCAGTAGAGACTTACAAATATTTACATCAGGTGGTGAGTTTGCTGTTATTCAAGAAGGCCTAACACCTATTACACCCACAAGCTTTTTCTTATCTACAACATCACGTAACGGCACTAAAGAAGGTGTGCGAGTTAAACAGTTAGAATCTGGTGTGTTATTTATACAAAGACAAGGTAAGCAATTAGCTGAGATTGCATACTCTGATACATTTTTAACTTATGTGACTTCTAAGATTTCATTACTGTCTGGTCATTTACTTAAAGGCCCAAAGCGCATGGATTTGCGTCGTGCCGTGAATACAGATGAAAATGACTTACTCTTTATTGTAAATGAAGACGATGGATCAATGGCTGTATTTTCTTTATTACGATCACAAAACGTTATTGCTGCATCTGAATTTACAACAGTAGGTAGTTATTTAGATGTCGGTGTTGATATTACAGATATTTATACTATTATTAAACGGAGCGATAGTGGTGTAAATAAATACTATGTTGAGGTGTTTGAGGAAAATCTACTAACTGACAGTGCAGTTACAGGTGGAGCAGTGGCAAGTTTAGATGCATCGCATATTGATGGTGCTACAGTAAATGTTCTGTCAGATGGTTTAGTAGAAAATAATCAAGTTGCAGATAGTGCAGTTACTTTTACTAACACACCTACGACTTCATGTGAAGTTGGTTTACCTATTAGTGTAGAAGTAAAAACAATGCCTATTGATTTAAGAGTGGTCGGTGGAACTCGTATTGGATTTAGAAAACGTATTGTAGAAGTCAATGCATTATTATATGAAACACAGAACATTGTGATTAATGACAATCTAGTCCCAATCAGAAGATTAGGGGCTGGAGCATTAGATAGCACAGTGCCAGAGTTTACTGGAACAAAAGTGCTACATGGTATACTAGGGTATAGCAATGAAGGACAGATTACGGTAACACAATCTGCCCCACTTAAAATGACATTGCTTGGTTTAGAATATAAAATAGCAACACATCAAGGAACTTAATTATGGGAATGGCAGCAGCTCCAGCAGCAGCAACCGCATTTGGCGCACCAGCAGCGACAGCAGCAGTATACTCTAGCATGGCTGCATCAGCAGCGTTACCTACTGTAGCCTCTATGGCAGCTGGTCCGTTAGCATCTTCTGGTGCATCAATGTTTATGAACTCACAGTTTTTATCTCCAGCGACTGCATTGCGTATGACTGGTGGTGGTGGATTGTTAGCTGGCTTTGGCACAGCATTTGATGTAATGAATAAGTATTCAGGTTTAATCTCTGCTGGATTTTCTGGATTACAGGCCGTAGGAGCATACCAGCGTGGTCAATACCTTGAGCAACAATATAAAATGCAAGCAGAACAAGTACGTGTAGAACAAGAAGTGAGAAGATTAAACTTTTTAAAAGAAGCTAATAATAAAACTAGAGATTTGCTAGCAATTAATGCTAGCACTGCAACTATTGGATTTGCAAACGGTGTCAATGGATTTGACGGTTCTGTGAAGCTAGTCACTAAGAAAAACGAAGAGCGTTATTTGCGTGACATTAGTACACTAGAATTTAATGAAACATCATCTGAGCTATTCCAAGATGCACAAACATCATTGCTTGCAGCAGCTGGAGAAGAGGCAGTGCGTGGTTCTAAATTTGACGCATTGTATCATATTGGTAATGCATATAACATTTATAATAAAACAAAGGTTCCAGGACAATGGCTAAGTTAAAACAATATCAAGAGTCTGGTGTTCAATTTAGTGGAATGTCTCAGTTAAGTACTGCACCGATTCAAGAATCACTTGCAGCCAATGAGCGTCTTAATCGGTTTTTAGCATCTGCTGGTGAAACGTTTGCTGAAAAAGCTAATGTCTATGCAAGTGAACAAGCAATTAAAGATGCTATTACCAATCCTGTTACTAAAGAACAAATAGACCAAGCACGTCAAACGGGCGATAATCCTATTCAGAAATTTCTTACTGGTGGTACAACATATAATGATGCAATTAAAGATCTTTTAAGTCAGCAAATTGCTGGAGAGTTACGATTAGAATTAGATCAAGCTAGTGCAGATATTTTAGAGCAAGTGCGCTTAGGTAAGATTACTAACCAAGGTCAAGCCTTACAAAAACTACAAGAACCTATTTCTGCTCATGTTGAGTTTTTAAGTGGCATTAATCCTAAAATTGCTGAAGGTTATGGCGCACAGGCAACTGCATCTGCACGTAATTATCTAAACCAAGCAGACACGTTAATACGTAATCAAGAAGAAGAAAAGCGTGTATTTAATGCTGAGTCAATGAAAGTCAATGTCGAGCGTGATTATCAAAACTTTTTACTTGCTAATCCTAATGCTACATTAGAACAGAAACAACAGTATAAAGAAGTGATTCAAAAAATGGCAAGAGACATGTCATTTAGTGGTACACGTAAACAAGAAAAATTAGCACAACAATTAGCCGACGGATTACAGTTTATTGATGATGGCCATCATGCAAAAGCTATTGCACAAAAATACAGAGGCAAAAGTATCTTAGAAGTTTTAAATGCATTACCAAAAGATAAATCATCTGAAGCAAGTTATTA